CTCTTGATCTCTTTCAGAATCTCTTCTGCTTCCGGAAACTTCTGCCGCATCTCCTGTGCATATGCTTCTTTTCCCTCTGCATTGTTTTCCAGTTCTTTCAAGATCTGTATCTGCTGTCGGTCTACAACAACTTCATCATGTCTGCGTTTTAGTTCTCTTGGACGATAGACCATCTCGTCATCCATATTTTTGCAGCATGCCTCGCACATACTGAGATAGTCTTTATATTCTTCAAGAACAGCTTTTTCTGTCATTCCTGCATATTGTTCTTTTTTCTGCCTTTCGATGTAGTTCATAATCTTCTGTGGACTCATATATTTTTCCAGTCCCCGGATGCCGCTTGGTTCTATCTCATTTTTTATCATCCACTGCACCGTCTCTTTCGAGATCTTCTGCCCTGTCTCGTCCGAATACTGCATCCAGCGTACCATTCTGTTCCCGCCATGTTCGTCACGGATCCGGTTGATCTTCTGACGGTCTTGGATTCTGAACATTCCCTCAATGCTTTCCTCTCTCATGTCCAATGGTCCGTAGTACTGTAATGGATATCCCGGATAGTCTGTACAGTCAACCGTATCTCTCAGCAAATTCCAAAAGTGTCCTTTTGCCAGGTACTCAATCTTCTGTGCATATCCTTTCATCTGTCCCGTCCCTGCCACAAGTCTGTTGTAGTTCAGTTCCTTTCCCATCTTTGATAGATACTCCAGGACTTTCGTTGCTTCGCTGTAAGTGGTCCCGTCTAATATCTGGCCGAATTCTCCCGGATACAAGTAACCTTCTCTTGCTCTTAAATTTTTCCGGTTTCCTTTTGTCCATCCTTCCCAATGGTCCTCATAATAAATCTTGTATGTTTTCTTTGTTTTTCTGTTAGAGTAGACCTTGTACAATAAGATTCTGATTTCATCTCCAAGCTCTACATAATGTCTTCCATTATCCCATCCGACCTTTGCTTCTATGATCCGAAGCACGCTTGTATCTTCATCTACCGGCTGGATGAGATAGCAGCTCTTCCATTTCTGTTCGATATGGTCTGTTCTTGTCTTTGCCCTCACCAGTTTTCCGCAGGAAGGGCAGAATACCATATCATTGTGCCGGATCTTCTTTTCTCCATCCTGTCGTTTGATTTCTTCCGGCCAGCTGGATTCTCCGCAGTTCGTGCAGACAAATTCTTTCGTTTCCCTGTTCCGGAACATGTAATCCTCTCCTGCTGCCTGTTCAAAAAACCATTCTCTTAGATTCTTCGGACGACCTGGAACTTTTCTCATCAGATTCATGAGTTTTATTTTCCGGTTTGTTTCACATCTTTCCCTAATCTCGCTGTTATAGCTATGTTCCAATCCGTTGATTCTCTCCCATGGGCTGTTGTTCCACGCTCTGTGTTTAATCAATCTTTTGATCCTGTTGGCGTCTTTCTCCTGCAATTTCGGATAATCGTCATATGTTCTCCATTCCCAATCTCGCCAGTCCTCGTTCAGTGCATTCAGGATACCGCCTTTTCTCCAACCATGCTGCTCTTTCCAGTACTCATGTTCCCCTGTCTCATAGTTGATACAGTACCGCACCAGCAGTTCCTTCGCCTGATAGATATTTAGGATCAGGATTTCCCCCAACTCCTGCAGCGAGGCTGTAAGTCCTTTTCCTTCCGGTTTCTTTGGTTTGATCCGTTCAATCGCTTTTCGTTTCATTTCTGCACCTCCACCCATTCTCTTTCTTCTGTCATGGAATAGATCTGATGCGCTTTCGCTTGTATTCCGTCAACATTCCTCACGCCTGCTGCCACTGGCTTGCCTTTCTCGTCCTCTACGATCAGTCCGATCACGGTTCCGTATTCGCCTTTCACTTCCGGATGTTTTCCCCTTGCGATCGCTATCTTTGTCTCTCCGATCGCTTTTGACCTCTCTTTTTCTGCGTATGCACCTCTTTCTCTTTTCTCCCATTCCCTCTTTGGATGTATGATCATATATTCCATTGCCGCCATTGCAATCTCCATAAGTGTCAGTTCTCTTATTAATGTCAGCTCTGTAGATACGACCATTGAACATCCGTCCTCTTCGTCTATACTCCCGCCAGCTTCGCACAGGAAGAATTTGTTCTTCCCATCGATCGGATACCACTGCAGGCAATCCAGGATATACTCCGCCGCATGGAATCCAGTTGATCTTGTTTTGCTTTTCTCTTCTTTGTAGGTCTTCCCTTTCTCGTACTGGAATGTCCCTTTTCCGTGTTTTGCCTGAATTTTTTTATTGAACCCTTTGTATACTCTCATTTTTTCTCACCCAGATAGTACTCTCTCACGATCTCTTTGATCTGTGCCTTTCCTGGAATGCTGATATACAGTGGTGGTCTCAAGCCTGCTGCCTTGGTGATTCTGTCATCTAACTGTGTTTTGGCATTAAATGCCGTCTTCAAGACCAAAGCCATGCAGTCTTTCAATGACTTTCCTTTTCTTCTGACTGCAAGAGCCATCTCTTCATTTTCCATGCATGATTGTTTGATGGAATCCGTCCAGTCTTTCAGTGCTCCTTCCAGTTTCAGGTCCTTCGCTTCCAGTTCCAGTTTTCCAATAGCTGCAAGAATTGGTGTCGTCAGCTCTTCTATTGCACCGGTGCAAAAGTCCTCAGCGTCTTCCGGATCCAGTCCGTTCTCTTCTGCAATTGTCCTGATTGCTTCCAGGTCTCCTTCTTCCAACTGTGCTTTTGCAGCACGGTTGATTTCTTCGCAAGAATCAAATTCTCCAAACTTCTCAAACATCTTTATACCTCTTCTCCTTGCAAGTACGCTTCAAGCGTCCTTTTATACTCACTGTTGTTTTCGTATACGATCTCTATCTCGTGTTCTTTGCTCTCTTCCAGGAACAACTGCCACAGTTCCTTGTTCTGTATGTCTTTTCCATCCGACTTTCTCCACTCTGCCCGTCTCCACTTTTCCGGATTGTCTGCCTGAACCATATTGCGGATAAATGTATTCCCTGTGTAGAATATGATATGGCATGACTCTGTGAATCTCTGCATTGCCCGGATCATGGCTAATAGTACACTGCGGTTATGTGTTGTCTCTGTTTCTTCGCCCTGTACGAACAGGTCCTTCACTTCTCCGTTTTGCTTAATAAATACTAAGGCTGCACCATATTTCCCATCCCGGACAAATGGTCCTGTGATCGTTGTCTCTATGTAGACTTTCACTGTCTTCATGTCTTCAAATCCTCCTGTTCAACCGGATCAATGTGTATCTCCGGTACTTGAACCCAGTGGCCGGATTGATTCCTTCATAGCTCTTGGCAATGTAATAGCCGTTCTTCTGTTTGATTTCTTTCGGCCATCTTGCCAGTTTTTTCTTCTTTGGTGGTTTCAGTGGCATGTTCCGCGAAGTACTGTAACTGGATTCACTGAGCCTTGGCTTGTCCCTCTTTCCGTCTTCCCTCTTTTCTCCCACCTTCTCATTTTTTGTGATGTAGGATGCAAGCTGTGAGAAATCCTCTTCGTAGTATTTGCTTTTCTCCAGTTGTTCTGCATAGATTCCACCGTGTGGCCAACATTCCTCTACCCAGCGGATCGTATCCCGGCATCCGGTGATGACCATGTGGATGTGCCATGCTCCCTTGGTTCCCTTCTCAATGTTCCGGATCCAGCGCAATTCGATCTGTTCTTTCTTGTATCTTGTTCTTAGCTTACTTATCAGATTCGTGAAATCCTTCTTCGCTTTCGCCATGTCCGGAGGTCTTGCCTCGACTCTGTACGTCAATGTCAGGAAATAGTCCCCCTTTCCAAAGTACTCCAACAATCTGTGTCTGGCTGTCTCCGCCTTATTCATGGCGTTCACTACTGCCATCTGCTCCGGTGTCGGCTTTCTCTTCTTTTCTCTTGGCAGTCCCCTTGCTCCATACCTGCCATCATGGTATTCCTTCACCTCCAGGATGTCTCCCTTCCGGAAGGTGTGTGTTACTCTCTTTGTCGCCATCATGTACCTCTATCTTTAATATCTTAATCGAGTATTAAAATGGGGCAGAACCCCCGTTTTTCTTGACTTCCTGCCCCATAGATGTTAAGATAATAATGTCTTTAATATCTGCGAGACAAAAGTCTTGCATTCAACACTTCCGTTACCTCCGGAAGTGTTATTTTTTTATCTGTTTTTCCAGCGTCCTTGCAATCGAATTCAGCGCGTAGAAGCTTGCTGATACAGCCAGTCCGATCAGGACGCGCTCCAGCGTTGACCCTGGCACTTTGACTGATATGGAATATGTAATTGCTGCTCCGGAAGCATAGAAGAGTCCAACAAGCATTCCTATCCCTGTAATAAATCTTGTTCGCCAAAGACTCATTCTAATATGATGTAATCTCCTTTGTTCTTCTTCCTGGCGTACTCGTCCGCTTCTTCCCATGTCCCAGAGCAGCAGCCCAGTTCCTGTGTTTTCGTCCATCTGATAATCCATATGTGGTCTTTCTCCTTTCTTCCTTTTTGTATGATGTGCACGGATAACATCGACTGCGTTCCATACAACTGTTTCTATGCTGACAGTAGCAACAATCCTCCATGCTTGTCCTTCTTTCCACCGCCTAAGCGGTTTTATCCTTTCTTGATCTCAGATGTTCGTTTATGATAGTTGATACATCATTGATCACTTTTTCATGCTCTTTTTCGCTTTTCCCCAGATAAGCAGAATCATCGAATTTGTATGTGCATCCGCTTTCTGTCTTTTTGATCTCTACGATCACCCGCATCACCTCCTAGAAAAGTTTATGTGTTACGGTTTGTACTTGTTGCTATTTTTTTCTCATCTCTAATCATCCTCATAGGTTCTTGGAATAAAGTCCTGTGTAAGTGCGTAAAACTCGCTGATGTATGTTCCTTCATCCGTGATGTTCAGGTCAACAGCGACATTGTGGTCATTCATCAGCATGATGCTTGTTGCACCCTCTTTTTCGATATCTCCGCATCCGACTCCAACAACCTTAAATCCTTTCAGCAGACTTAATTCTTCTGGATATCCGCTGTATCTCTTGTGATTAATACTTCTCTTCATTGTTTTCGCCTCCCTGATCTTATCCAACCTTTTTCTCTGAATTGTTTTTCTCCTGTTCCTCTTTCTTACTGCTCATTGCCGCTGCAGTTGCGATCGTTCCTTCGAGGTATCCTCTTTCTCTTTCGCTCATTGCTGGTAACTTATCGGCAAGTGTCTTGATAATCTGTTTTTCTTTCTCTGACATTTCTTACTCCTTTCTGTGTCTGCTGTTTTGTTGGTATATGTCAATTATATGTTGGTTGATTGCTTTTGTCAATCTCTTTTTTGCTATTATCCAACATTTTGCAATTTACCAACATTTTTTATTGCATTTTTTCCTGCCATGTTGTATAATCAATATCAAGAAAAGAGGTGAGAAAATGTATAAACGCCTAAAAAAAATAAGAAAAGAACTAGATATGACTCAGCAAGAATTCGCTGATGGTATTGGAATCGCAAGAGGTAACATTAGTGCTTATGAAGTTGGAAAAAATGCTCCAAGTGATGCAGTTATTTCTCTTATATGTACAAAATATAATGTCAACGAAAATTGGCTCCGTACTGGAGAGGGTGATATGTTTGTGAAACTGTCCTACTCTGATGAAATCGCACAGTTTGTCGGACAGCTCATGACTGAGGAAGATGATTCTTTTAAAAAGAGACTTGTTTCCGGATTGGCGGCTCTTGACGAAACTGGATGGAAAGTATTGGAAGACTTTTTGGATTCTATACAAATAAAAAAGGACTGATTTATTTCAGTCCTAAGATTCCGCGAATGAAAAAATATACATTTTTTAATCGTGTGTCGTCCAATTCGTCAAGCATTTTTATTATGAGTTTTTTATAATTCATTATGGATCCCTCCGTTCCCAGCAAGAACACTCTTCGAAATTCCTTGATTTCATCATACGACATTTGTATTTAGAAATCAATGGTTTTATCGAACATTTGTTCTTGCATAGAGATGGGGTGCTTATTATATTAAATGAAATCAGGAGAATTTGTTTTATGAAACACAAAGAACGACTTTCTGTTCTGTATGATCTCCTTTTCAGCGTACTTGCAATCGTAGCTGTCTACTTTGCAATCTATGACATGACAACTGGATGTTCTGCAATTCAGCGCGACATTGACTTTGCGATCAACACAATATTTATTGCAGACTATGCGTTACGATTGCTGATTGCTAAAAATAAAAAAGAGTTTTTTCGGAATAACATACTGGATCTGATTGCAATTATTCCGTTCAACTCTTTGTTCAAAGTTTTCAGGGTATTCAAAGTATTCAAGATGCTAAAACTCTTGAAGCTAGCAAAAGCGTCCGCACGATTTGCAAGGCTCTACAAACATATAAAGTTCTTCTTTGACTTGAATGGATTTAAGTATATGGTCGGAGCAACGCTGATCTGTATTGCAATCGGTGGAATAT